GTTCGACGGGGGGCGCCAATTGATCTGGCGTTGCAGCTGCTGGTAGGGGACCGTGCGCAGGCCGAAGACGTAGAGCCCGCGCGCCATCATCATCGAGACTTGGGGGAGTCCGTACATCGTTTACTCCCGGTCTCTCAGGCTGCTGCGCGCGCGCGCCAGGCGCTTGGCTTCGACGTTGGCCATCGCACGTTCGACCTGTTGTTGGACGTCATCGGTGCCTTGCCCGGGTGCTGGGTAGATATTGAAGATCACTTGCATCGGCGATGCCGTTCCGCCTATCGACGAACCTTGAATCGGCGGGCGACCGTCGAGTGGGATGTTTCCGGCCATTGCCGCGCTGCTGATCGCGATGCCGGCACCGATGCCGGTGAGCTTGCGCGCCATGTTGCCGGCGGCGCTCAACGGACCATCCTGATTGCCGGCGAGGCCCTTTTCAAGGCCTTGCATGGTGTAGGCGCCGATTTGCAGAAAAACCCGCGATGGCGAGTGGATGCCGAGCTTCTCCTTGACGGCGTCCTGCATGCCGACGGCGATGGCCTTCACCTTGCTGTAGAGACCGAGCGTTGCGAGATCGAGCCCGGCCTCAATACCCTTGATGATCCACCCGCCGATATCCTTCCAGCTCGCGTTGCGGAACTTCTCCATCACATCGAAGATGAAGGTGCCCAGGGTGGCGTCGTAGCCGAGCAGCTTGGAGATCAGCGCGTTGATGCCGTCGTTGAGATAGGAGCCGGCCGCGTAGCCGGCGGTGAATGCGGCGGTCAGCTTGGCGATTGGGCCGAGAAAGCTCAGGATTCCGGTTACAGCCGCCGATCCGGTAATGCCGATGGCGGCGAGGCCGAACTTCATCATGGCCAGTGGCGCGAGAACGGCGCCAATGCCGATCACCAGCGTCCCGATGACCGTCAGGCCGATGGCCAACCACTTGACCATGGTCATGATGCCCGAGGCGAGTTGCGGGTTTTCTTTCGACCAGGATCGGATGGCCTGAGCGACGGCCAGTACCTTTTCAAGCAGGTCGACCATGGCTGGGCGCATCGTCTCGCCGAGATCGCTCGCCATGTTCGAGAGGGCATTCTTGACCATCACCATGCGGGCGTTCACCGAGTTGTTGCGCGTGTCGGACTCGCGTTGCATTGAACCCTTGGCGCGCTCTGCGTTGACCAGTTCGAGCTGGCGCCGGTACTCGGCCAGATTGCTGGCCAGCTTTGCCGCGTCGTCTCCGAACTCCTTGCCGAATAGGCGCGTCGAGGCTTCGAGCTGCTTCTCCTGGGGAAGTTGTTTGATGGCATCGAGGACTTTCAATATCATCCCGGTGCCGTCTTTGGTCATGCCAAGCTGCACATCGGCGGCTCTGAGCTTGAGCATCTTCAAACCGTCCTGGAAACGGTTGCTCTGCATGGTGGCGTTCGAAAGCTGAACGATCATGGCATTGGATGCCGTAGCCGCAACCTCGGCACCTGATCCAAGACTCAGGAAGGTCGAACCGAGTGCTGCGGCCTCCTTGAAATTCATCTTGGCCATGCTGGCCGTGCCGGCGATGCGCTTCATCACGTCGATGATGTCGCCCCCTTTGGCTAGGGCATTGTCGTCGAGGTAATTGATCGTGTCGCCCAGCGCGTTGATGTCTTTGATCGGCACCTTGTAGAGCTGGCTGATCTTGCCGATGTCTTCGCCGACCTGATCGACGGGAAGGTCGAAGGCGCTGGCCATAACGGCGGTGGTTTCGGCAAAGGTGAGCAGGTTCTGTTTGCCCTGGATGCCCATGCGCGCGCCGGCTTCGACGATGGCGGCCATATCACTCGCGGTCAGCGGCAGGCGTTCGCTGATGGCCTTGATGGCGTCGCCCATCTCGAAGTACGTCTGGGTGTAGCGCCCGTTGGCATCCTTGGCACCATCGACCTGGCGCGCGACGCCGAGCATGGCCGTCTCGAAATCGGCGTAGGCCTTCATCGACGCGACAACGGGCAGTCCGGTGGCGACGCCGCCGGCAGTGATGCCCGCACCGACCGAGCGCATCTTTCCGGCGAGCTGCTGGGTTTTGGCCAGGTCCGCTTGGGCGGCTTTGAGGCGCTGCATTTTCTTGTTCGCCGCTTCCAGTGCGGTGGTTTGCTTGACGACGGCACCGGTGGCGAGGTCGATCTGGCCTTTGAGGTCGCCCTGCGCGCTGGCGAGCGATCGCGTGTCAACACCGACCGCCGACAGCTCGTGGCGCAGGCGTTGTTTGCGCTCGATCAGGCGGTTGACGTTGGCCGAGAGTTGCGCGGCCTCGGTGCGGGCAGCACCAAAGGCGCGCTGCATGGTTGCCGTGGGGGCTGCCGTCGCCGCCATTTCGTCGGCCAGTTTCTTGACGCGCTGACGTGCCTCTTCGAGCTTGGCGGTATCGATGCCGAGCGCCTTGTTGGTGCCGCGGAAGCTGTCGATCAGCTTCTGCTGAGCGTTGAGTGCCTTGAGCGCGTCTTTGGTCGCCTTGAGTTCCTTGCTGGCGGCGCGTGCGCCGCTGGTGATGGCATTCACCGGGCGCAGGAATTTGTCGATCGCGGTAAAGACAACGGCAAGTTCGAGCCGATCGGCCATGGTCAGTCATCCACTCCGGAACGGAGGCGCGCCTGCTCGCGCCAGCTGGCCAGCTCGCCGAGGCCCATGCCGTCCATGACATCGGGCGACCAATGAAATATCGCGGCGATATCGGCCATGGCGTCGTCTACGCGGGCTGGGAGTCCGACGTCAGCCCGATGTCGTTTTTGATTTGCTTCGATAACAAAAAACCGGAGATCACCATTCCCATCTGCACCAGGTCTGCCGGGTCGATGCGTGCCGCTTCCTGATCGGTCAACGCCGGCTCGGTAATGCGCGGCAATACCTTGATGATGTCGTCGGTCTGAAAATCGAGCAGGCCGCGCAGACTGGCGCCGCGCAGGGCGCCAGAGTTCGGCTTGTTGAGGGTGACGTGAGTGATTTCGTTGTCGCCACGTTTGAGCGGCGTGTCGAGGGTGATGATGTTGTCCATGCGATCTCCTTTGATCGATTCAAACGGGGCTTAACCCCCCAAGCCCCCCTTGTCAGGGGGGATGTTTTATTCCTCCAGGCGCGTGGCTGGAGTGGATGACTTCTCCTCCCCTGATGCCCCGTAGGAAATCCCCTTGGGGGACAAGAGGAGGCCGGGAGGGGTTACGGGTTACGACAAGCCGATGGCGTTGCGCTGCGCTTCGAGCATGTCGACGCCGTCAACCTTGAAGAGGAACGAGAGCAGATCGATCTCGATGACCTCGTTGCCGTCGACGGTGAGCTTGTAGTACGTGAGGCTGGACTTGATGGTCGTCTTGCCTTTGTCGCCGCCCTTGGCGCTGTCGGGGTCGATCTCACTGTGGCGACCGCGTACGACGACTTCGACGGCCTGCACTTCGGCGGTGTCGTCGCGCTGGTAGGCGCCGGCGAAGCGGATCAGCACCCCAGCCGCTTTGGTCATGCCGTAGGCCTTGAAGGCATCCAGCACGAAGCCACCGCAGATCTGTTCGATTTCCAGCTTCTCCTGGCCGAGGTCGATATCGACTTCGCCGTCCATGCCGCCGCCACGGAAGGCCTCCATCTTGCGCGTGAGTTTCGGCAGTTTGATTTCGTCGATGACGCCCATGAACGACTTGCCGTCGTTGAAGGCGTTGAAGTTCTTGAGGCTGTTGGGTAGTGCCATGATTCAGGTCTCCGTGTCGGTGGCGATGGCGGGGCAGGGTGCCGGTCAGGCGCCGATGCGGTTGGCAAAATCGACCAGGTAGCGATCGGTAATGCGCTGGCGGAACATCAGGTTTTCCAGTGGCGGCACCGGCGTGTAGTCGTAGTCGATGTACAGCTTCCCGGACTTGAGCACTTCCTTGGTGTTCGGCTCCGGATCGAACCAGCAGTCGCCGTCAATGATGTAGCCGAGCGCCTTGAGCTCTCGGAACTTCGCGCGAATACCTTCGATGATGTCCTTAGCCAGGCTCGGGTTCATCGGCAGGTCGACCGCCCAGAAATGGGCATCGGCCATGGTATCGGCCAACACTTGCGCGGTGCGGGTGTAGGGCTCGAAGGCGAAGAGCGGATCGGCAGAGCAGGTACGTGATCCCCAGAAGCGGAAGCCGTCGTTGCGGATCAGCGTGGTGACATCGGCGGCGTTGAGGTAGCCGGCGTCGGTGGCCGGATCCTGCAGATCCCAGAACACGTCTTTGGACAAACCCGTCACGCCGTTGACGGCGACGTTGGACAGCGACTTGTGCCAGCCGACTTCGTTGTCGATCTTGGCGCGCAAGCCGAGCGCGCGGGCGATCGCCGAAGCCGGTGCGTAGGCGTTGGTGGCCGTATCCCACGATACGAAGTCGGGCCAGATGACCATCGCTTCGCGCTGACCGAAATTCTCGCGGTAGGCGACAGCTTCTTCCTTGGTCACCGACGCGTCGGCGCTGAGGTAGGCAAAGCCGCGCAGCTTCTGAGCCAATCCGGCCAACTCGGTCGCGACGGCCAGGGTGTCGAGGCCCGGGCAACCGAGAATACGGGGCTTGACGCCGAGCTGCGCCTTGGCGGCCAGCAGCGCCTTCATACCCTTGTATTGCCCCGTTGAGGTCACCGATCCAATGACGTTGCTGGTCGTTTCTGCCGCCGTGGCACCGGGCGCGACGCGGACGATGACGCCCAGGGTGTTGGTCTGGTCGGCGATGGCGTCGAGCGATTTCGCCAGCGTGCCGGTGTCGCCGGCTTTACCCGACGCGGTGAGCATGTTGGTGACGAGAACGGGCGTATCGAGCGGAAAGGCTGTGGCATCCGCATCCGCGGCGGTACACACCATGCCGATGATCGAGGTGTCAATAACGCGGATCGGGCGCGTGCCGTCGTTGATTTCAACGACGCGTACGCCATGGTGGTAATCGGTAGGCATGTGGCTTATCTCCGTGGTGATCGGGTAAGCCACATGCTGGCATGCACGCGCGCGGCGCGCTATCGGCTAAGGCTGTAGCGGCAAGGCTTACAGCCAGTCAGCGATTGGTGCTGTTTTCTCTTGTGCATCAGCCGTTGCTGTCGGTCGATCTGCTTGTGCAGTCTCGATCCGCGATTTCGAATACCTTTTGTCATTGAATCCTCCGTCTCAGACTTCAACGACGAACACGTTCATCCCAGAAAACTCCATATACCGATCTGGCGGCAGGCTTTCGTTGATCGCCTCCTTGGAGACCGACCAGACACCCGATTCACGCAGAGGGGCAGTGATCGTGATCAGGCCGTCAACCATCGCGGCCAATAGCACCTTTTCGCGACCATCACGCGAGCGCAGTGGCATGCGGAATTGATCGCTTAAGGGAATGATGTGGCCATCAGAACCGCGTAACTCGGCGTTGATCGTGAGGGTCGTTCCTGACGCGCAGGTGATCTCTTCATTGCTCGAAACGGTGGTCGTGCCCTGGTGATCCGCGTCCGCGACAATAGTCGTCACGACGATTTCAGGTAACACGCTTGTCTTTATTTCGATCAACCGCCAACGTCCGGGGTAGGTCGAATCAACGAAGTCTTGCGAGGCTACAATGGTGTTGACCACGTGCCCATCGCTGTCAAGAATCTCGAATTCCATCTTTTTCCTCTCAATACTCAATGACGACAAGGCCGCTGCCGCCGGCTTGAGTTATCCCGCTCGGGCTTGTTGAAATCGTGTAAACCCCACCTGACCCACCGCCATACGCTGAGGACGATGCCGTTGCCGCGCCCTGATTGCACGCGGCGGCACCGCCTCCGCCACACAGACCGGCGCTGGTCGCCAGTGCCGATGTCGATGCGGTTGTCGAGGCGGCTCCGCCACCGCCGCCGCCAGGACCCGCCGCTACCGTGTTCGTGCCTCCGGCGCCGTGAATCGGCCACAACGGGTGCGTTTGCAGCAACGCGATCAATGGCACGGCAGTGCTGCCGTAGCCGACCAACATGGCACTGGTCCCCGGCGTCTGAACCGATGCCGGCATATTCGATCCGCCACCGGCGCTCCACAAGATGGCGGTGCTGTCGATGAGTCCGCCGTCATTGCCCGCGATGCCACCGCCGCCCGTGGCGCATGCGCCGCGGGTATAACCTCCTCCGGATACTGCATTGCCGCCGTTTCCGCCGGCGCCGTAGATCGTGGCGGCGGCACCGCCGCCTGTCGCGGTGCCGACGGCTCCCGCGCCTTCTGCGGCAACGGCACGCGCTGCGCCGCGTGGTGGCTGAGCCGGACGGGCGCGGGCCGGACGCTCTCGCTCGACACCGACGCAGGCCCAGTCGAGGCGGTCATCGAGGCGCCAGAGCGCGCGCGTGTCCGGATGCCGCGGCCCCATAGGCTGAAGCTCGGGCTCCGGCTTTCGGCCGCGGGCCGCCGCTGGGAGGTGCACTCGGTCGACACGGGCGTGCCCCACGCCGTGG